TTTACCTTGTCCATTGCTCCCGGATCGTCCGATACGACTGCCCAGGCCAAAATTACCACGGGCAAACTTAAAATTATTAAAACTGCCTCGTCTTTCCAGTCTGACTGACGGGCTTCTAAAAGTTTTCCCTGGTAAGCTTCTTTTCCTTCGGCCATACGAGAGGCATGCATTAGTTGTGCCTCTGACATTGCCATCTTCGTCTTCTGCTTGTTCTCATAAATTTTACTACCAGCAGAGACGGCTAATTTAATTGCCGATAACCACATAATTAGTAAGCTTTAGAGTTTCTTTTCTTTTCTGGTAACATTCTTTTCTGACCACCGACTGGTAATTCAGGTTTTCCTGTACCAATGTAGTTAAAAGCTCCATCTGCAGTAGTTTTAGATCTAGGATCTACTTCAATACTTTGTTCTGCAACTTTAACATCTTTGATTTTATCAAGTTTTTCCATTTTTACTCCTTTTAATTAATTATCATCTACCATAACTTGCGCTTGTTGTATACCGCTCTTTGCAAGACTAACTCCAGCACGTAATTTTGCTAAATCTTCATTTTGATCCATTTTATCTTCAGCTAAATCTTGTGCTTGCATTAATTTTGCTCTTGCAAGATCTTCATCAGCTTTATCAGCGTCTCTTTTTCTCTCATTTTCCATTGCACGAAGGTCAACCTCACGTGATTTTAGTTTTAAAAGAGGGTCATTGTCAAATTGTGACGTAATTTGCTTCTCTTCCTTCATATATTCTTCTGTCATCTCTGCAATTAAGATAGCTTTTCTTGATTCTACCTGATTTGTTAGTGCTTGAAGCTGCGCTTGTAGTTGTGGATTAGTTGCTGCCTGTTGTTGCATCATCATCATCTGTTGCATTTGTTCTCTAAACTCTAATTCCACCTGTTCTTGTGCCATTAGACTGATATGTTCTAAAATATTTTTTTGTATCGCCGCCATTACTGCAGGATTATTTCTAACAATGTTAGTTGACATAAAATTTAAGTGCGCTGTGATGTGTGCTCTATGATCTTGACCAGGAAAAGCTTGAAAAGGTTTACCACCTAAAGCATTAATGTGCTCCATACTTGGATCCATCGGTGCTGTTGGTGCTGGTGGTGGTAAAACTGTATCAATATCTTTGACTCCAATAGCTTGATACATATTTCTATACACTTGATATAAATTATGTAGTTGTGGATTTGATGTTGCGATCTGTAATTGTGTTTGTGCCAAAGTAATTCTTTGAGACATTGAAAATATATTAGGATCAGCCACTGGTATTACATCAACTCTGTCATCAAAATCAGTTTGTTTTATGTTTCTTGCACCCCCAACAACATCGTATGGATATTCTGGTGGTAAATATTGTGAAACAATTTTACCAAGTAATTTAAATTCTGATTTCATCGCTGCATAACATCTTTTGTGTATGGCAGACATAACACGTGAACCACGTTCAAGAAGAGCAATTGTTGTTCCAACAGCTGCACCTTGATTTCCATCACCCACTTGCATATCAGCAATCGCTGCAAATCTTTGTCCTGCTTGTACAACAATACCTAATAAATTTAATAAAGTCTGTGATGGTTCTTTGTATGGTAATGGAAAAAATGCATCTCTTAAATTACCACCTGGTGCATCAACATCTTTGAACTCACCTGGTTGTATTGGAGCTGCTTCATCTCTAACTCTAACACCTCTTTGTTTAAAACCTGCTGGTAAGTTTGATAACGTTCCTGCATCTAATAATTGACGGAGAGCCGCCGTTGCCGTACGACTCAATCCGCCAATCATGTGAATGAGTCCAAAGCCATAAAATCCAAGTCCTGGCAGAAACTTAAAGTGGACAAAATGTTGGATCTTATTTTTCTTTAGATCATTGGGCGCATAGTTCCTTCTTATAGAAAGAACTTTTCTATTGCCTTCTTCTACAGTTACTATGTAGGGCAATTTTATTCCAGTTGGCTCACCTTCAGCACCAACTTCTTCAAAACCTTCTAGGTCTAAATTAACATGACATTCTAATATAGTATATACAGGTTCATTCTTTCCTGTTTTTTTTGTGCCATCTAACTCACGTTCTTTTTTTGCAAGTTCGTTATTTGTGTCTGTTCCTGGAGGACCTAACTCTACATCTCTGTAGAAACCATTGACTTGTTGTTTTCTTAATTCATTTTCAGAAATTTTTAATTTATGAATAACTGCCTCCGCATCGTCTAATGAGGTAGCCGTGTACGGGACAATTAATTCATCTGCAGGTACAAACTTTGATACTGCTCTGCCCATTGGGACATCGTAGTATACTTTTTTAAAAGTTGATCCTGCTAATGGTAAGTGAAATAACATAGAATCAAATTCTGATTCATACTCTTTCATCTGATCCATAATTAAATAATTCATAAAATCTTTAACACGACCTGCTTGTTGTTCTGTTGCTGGATTCTTAACTCCAATAACCTGTGTTCTCACAGGTCCATCACTTGGTAATAATTCTTTGTAAGCTTGTGCTTGAAACTGTGTGACTGCTTCTGCTAACACTGGGTGAGTTGCACCTGAAGCTCCTTGAAAAGGTTCTGTTCTATTTTCATATTTAAATCCTAAAAGATCTAAACCTGTAATGTAAGATTGTTCCCATTCTTTTCTTGAAGTTTTATAATCCATATAGTTTTGAGTCATCTCGTTTCCAATTGGCTCTAAAACATCATCTGGTAAAAGTTCTGCTAAGTTATCAAAATGTGATTCTGTTCCTGGTACATTGATTGCACCCGGTTCGTAATCTAAAGTTACGCCACCATCTTCTTCTGGTATGACCTCGATCGGTCCTTTTTCTTCTACTGGTTCCTGAACAGCAACATCTTGTAATTCCTCTTCTGAAGGAATCTCAAGTTTGTTTCTAGTGTTCGGGAGTCCTTTGTCTATTTCTGCCATTTAATACTCCTATATTTTGATACCACGTTTTAATAGACCTTGCAACCCTTGTGAGTTTGGTCCTGATTCTGGTGGTGGGCCTTGATCTATACCAGCTAGTTTAGCTATACCACCGCCTGCTAATGGTTGTAAAACGTCTGCACCTTGTGTTCCATAAGTTTGTTCATCTCCATAAATTTTAGCTTGTTCAGATAAAGGCATTTGTTTTAAATTATCTCTGTAAGCTAATATATCTTTTGCCGACACTTTTTGACCATCTTCTCTTAATGCTTGTGCTAAACTTATTGCATCCGAAGTTTTATATTGCATTAAATCTGTAGGTAATGTTGGAAACAGATTTAAATTTAAATCCATTTGACTTGGTTGTGCTGGAAAAATTCTAGTAGATTCTGTATCTGTGTAGTCACGTATTCCGGGTATACCTTCCATTTGATCTTTTAATGATTGTTTTGCAAAATTTGATTTAGCCATTTGTGTATCAGCAATCTCTTGTCCTCTTTTGTCTATAAACTGCACTAAATCAGGTGATACAGTATTTTTTTGTAATTGTTGTTTTGCTGCTTGTAGTTGTGCTTGTGTCATCTGTATGTCTGAAGTTAAATCACCAACATAACCTTCACCACCTTGATCAGTTATTGCATTAAGATTTTCCAATTTATTTTGTAAAGAATTTACTAAAGCTTGACTGTTTCTAAACTTATCTACAGATAGTTTTTGATCGGAAAACTTACCAAATTTATCGGCTGTTATATCTGATGTAAAATCAGTTGCACCAAACGTAAGTGTATCTATGGATTTCAAAAGAGCGTTGGTTGGTTTTTCCCCTAACAAAGTTCTACCTGCAGCCTCTAATCCTACGTATGCAAGTTCTGGTATTATACCATATTTCATTAGTCCACCTACTACCGCACGGCCACCTCTTAAAAGTTTTGCTGCGTCTTGTACTTGATCTGTTGTTTTAAATTTACCATCGTTAAAATTTTTTGCACCACTTTCAAGACAAGCATTAAGACTAGCAGGTCCAGTTGCATAACCTATTCTACCACCATCTTTTTTAATTTTACCAAACTGCACAGCACAAGATCAAATGGAAGGTATACCCCTAAGGATCGTGACTGGGAAAC